ACTAGATGGTGAAACGCAAGACATGACAAAATGGGAACTTGTTGATAGAATAGGTAATCTATACAACCGACTTGTTTTGTATAGAGGAGACATTTACCATGCATCTCTCGATTATTTTGGCAATACTTTAGAAAATGGTAGATTGTTCCAAGTTTTCTTTTTGAACACGGAGTATTGATGAAAATATGCCGTGTTATATTCTCAACTAATCGACCAGAATTTCTTATACCAACTTTAGAATCTCACCGAAAGTATATTGATTTTGGTGAACATGAAGTTTATGGTATATTCATTGATGATTACCCACAGGGTCGTGATAACATTCAGATAGCCGAACTGGCTCAAAATTATGGTTTCAATGAAGCTGTACTTCATGAAAAGAATTTGGGACTAACTCCCACATGGACAGAATTGTGGCAGTATCTTGCGACTCAAGATTACGACTACATTTGGCACCACGAAGATGATGTTGTATTTCAGCAACCAATAAAAATACAAGACTTGATTGATTTTCTGGAAGAAAACAAAGAATATTGTCAAGTCAATATCAAAAGAAATCCATGGTATGATTTCGAATTAAATCAGCCACAGATTACTTGGCAAGATAAGTTTTTCAGAGAATATCGTTACGATGTACGCGATGATTATTTTTGGACAATGGCTTCTCTTTATCCAGCATGGTTGACAAAAGAACCTATTGTTGAAACTGAAGGTTGTAATCTTGCAGAATGGCCAGTTATGAAGTATTTTAAAGAGAAACATAATATGAAAATGGCAATTCTAAAGAACCAAGATGGCAGCAACATGCTGGAACATATTGGTTTTTATTCTCAAGGAAAGAGGGTTGAAGAAGGAGAACCTGGTTGGGAGAGGTTCAAGATGTTTGACCCGAACAAAAAATACGATTCAAAAACTGGTGTCCTAATAGTATAAATAACCCATAAAACTATGGGTATTCTATATGGCAAAACCTACCACCAGAGCGCAATTTAAAGACTATTGCTTACGCAAGTTAGGTCATCCAGTTATACAAATTAATGTGGATGATGACCAAGTAGATGATAGAATCGATGATGCACTAGCATTCTTTTACGATTATCACTACGATGGTACACAACAGATGTACCTGAAGCATCAGATAAAACAAGAAGATATTGACAGACAGTGGATTTATTGTCCAGATGCTGTCATGTTTGTCACTGGTATTATGCCCTTCGACCAGTCAAACTCATCAGTAAATATGTTTGACTTGCGTTACCAATTGCGTCTGCATGATTTGTATGACTTCACTTCGGTTTCTTATGTATCATATGAAATCACGATGCAACACATTCGAACACTCAACCTGCTTTTCTCGGGTACACCACAAATTCGATTCAACAGAAAGATGAATCGTTTACATTTAGACATTGACTGGACAAGAGATGTTGATGTTGGTGATTGGGTTATTATTGAATGCTACAGAGTTGTTTCTCCCGACACAATCACTTTAACAGGTACAACAGAGATAAGTAATTCTTCAAATGTTGTTACTGGAACTGGTACCGTATTCACACAAGAAGTGTCAATCAATGATGAGATAACAATTAACTCACAAACAAAGAGAGTTGTTAATATTACCAGCGATACCTCATTAAACGTAACCTCTGCATATACTTCTACTCAAACATCACAGACGGCTACAATTTCTGGCTACACAGATGTTTGGAACGACAGATTCCTAAAAGCTTATGCCACTGCAAAAATAAAACAGCAGTGGGGAAGCAACATGAAAAAGTTCAGCGGTATCGCAATGCCAGGTGGTGTCACGCTAAACGGTAAAGAAATATACGATGAAGCAACCGAAGAATTGGGTAAGTTGGAAGAAGATATTAAGAGTACACAATCGATGCCTAGCGAAATCTTCATGGGTTAATAATGCCAACGAATTTCTACTTCAATAATTTCCCACAACACCAGATAACCAGTGAGCAATTACTGGTCGAAGATTTGGTGATTGAAGCCATGCAGATTCATGGTATGGATGTTTATTACATGCCGAGAACTAGCCGTGATGAAGTTGACATGCTTTACGGTGAAGACCCATTAAAAGAATACCGTAATGCTTTTGCAATCGAAATGTATCTTGAAAATGTTACAGGCATGGATGGTGAAGGCGATTTCATTTCTAAATTTGGTTTAGAAATTCGTGATGAAATTACTTTGCTAATGTCACGCAGAAGATTTTCAATGCTCGGCACTTCACTGAATAGACCGAGAGAAGGTGATTTAGTTTATGTGCCGTTAGTACAAAACTTTTTTGAGATAACATTTGTCGAACACGAAAACGACCAAGCAATGTTCTATACGTTGGGTAGAGGTCGCGGCGGTAATGTTTATGTTTATGCACTGAAGCTAAAACAATACGTATTCAGCGAAGAAATTATTTCCACTGGTGTTACTGAAATTGATGACCAAGCATTTGACGAATATAAACGTTCAAAACTACTCTTTGCAAATACATCTGTATTTCCAGCAGGAACTGGTTCATTTGTTCCTGGTGAAATTATATATCAAGGTACTTCACTAGTAAATGCAACTGCACAAGCTATTGTGCATTCGTATGTTCCACACACACAAGTAAATGTTATACGTATGCAAGGAACTTTTGCATCTGGTAATGTACGTGGTAATACAAGTAGCACATTGAGGAGTGTATTGTTATTTGATACATCGACACAAGTTGGTAATGATGTATTTGAAGATATTTCAGACAATGTGAGAATAGAAACCGAAGCCGATGGAATCATTGATTTTACAGAAGCTAACCCATTTGGTGAGGCATAATGTTAGGTAATAGTCATTTTTATAATAGAACAATACGAAAAGTAGTTGTTGCTTTTGGTACAATGTTTAATGATATAGTTCTTGTCCGATATAACAAGGCGGGTACAACAGAGTATGAACGAACCCGTGTGCCACTTTCTTATGGTGCTAAAGAAAAATATTTAACTAGATTGGCTTCGGACCCAACACTTACCAAGTCTATTAATGTTTATGTGCCAAGAATTTCTTTTGATTTGGTTGGTCTATCTTACGATTCAACCAGAAAATTCAACACTATCAGTAGAAATTTTGGAAAAAATCAAGACACTGGCATTATTTCTGGACAACATTCACCAATACCATATAACTTCGAATTTGATTTGAGCATCTTTGTGAGAAATCAGGAAGATGGAACTCAAATATTGGAACAAATACTTCCGTTCTTTACTCCAGATTTTACAGTGACAGTCGATTTGATACCAAAAATTGGTAGAAAATATGATTTACCTGTTACTCTGAATTCTGTTAGTCCAGAAATAGATTATGAAGGTGATTTTTCCACAACAAGATTGATTATTTGGACTTTAAATTTCACCGTTAAAGGTTATATTTTCCCACCTGTTAGTGGAGCGGGTCTAATACGACAAGCAAACACCAATATCTACTCGGAAAGTAGAGATACAATATACCAAAAAGTTTATGTTGATATGGCATCAGGTAATGGTGTATTCACAACAGGTGAAACCATAAGGGTACCCGAAAGAAATATTACTGGTACAGTATTTTATTTTGCAAATAATTCTTTAGGTACACTCGTACTTTCAGATTTATCTAAACTGGTTGATGAGGGAAATATTCTTGTTGGAGATTATTCAAATGCAACATACACAGTAGACACTGTAGATTTAAATCCATTAAAAACAATTTCAATAGTTACAACACCAAACCCCCCTACGGCTAATGCTGAAGATGATTATGGATTCACTGAAGTAATTACAGAATTTCCGTATACATTGTTATGAAGAAAACTGACGAAAATTTATCGAAATTATTTGATATTCAACCATTGAATAGTCAAGATTCTGATTTGGTGCCAATTTCCACAGCAGAAGATGATTTTATTTTTGCAAGACAAAACATTAGAACTTTGGCTGAACAAGGTCAAGTTGCTGTAAATGAAATTTTGCAAGTAGCAAAAGCAACTCAACATCCAAGAGCATTTGAAGTTGCCGCTACTTTGATTAAGAACATGTCAGATATTAACAAAGACTTAATGGATTTGCAAAAGAAAAAGAACGATTTGCTTCCTAAAAGAGAAGAAACGATTGTCAATGTTGACAAGGCAGTCTTTGTTGGTTCAACAAAAGATTTAATAAAACAAATTAAGCAGGAAAATTAAATGGAAACCTTAGTTGAATTAATGAAAAAAGTTTTAGCCGACTCATACGCATTCACAATCAAGGCTCAAAACTACCACTGGAATGTAGAAGGTCCTAACTTTCCACAATACCACGAATTTTTTGGAAAACTTTATGAAGAAGTTTACTCCTCTATCGATACTACAGCCGAAGAAATTCGTGCCCTTGGCTCTTATACCCCAGGTTCCTTCTCTCGTTTTCAAGAGTTATCCGACATTGAAGATGAAACAGGATTTCCAATTCCAGCCGATATGTTTCGCAAACTCATCGCCGATAATCAAATAATTTTGGAGACTTTAAAGACTGCATTCAGTCTAGCAGATAACTTCAATGAACAAGGTCTAGCTGATTATATTGCAGGCAGAATTGATGCCCATAAGAAGCATGACTGGATGTTAAAAAGCATTATCAAATAATGAGCATAGGTGGTTACAACGGTAATCCAAAATTAAAACGTTCTGGTGTAAAGTTTGAGTACACGCAAGAACAATTAATTGAAATTACTCGATGCATTAAAGACCCGGTTTACTTCATTAAGACGTATGTAAAAATCGTCAACGTTGACCATGGTCTTGTTCCTTTTAATATGTGGCCCTTCCAGGAGGAAATGGTCAAGGGTTTCCACATCAATCGTTTCTCAATTTCTAAGATGCCGCGACAGGTTGGTAAAACAACCACGGTTGCAGGTTACATGCTGTGGTGCGTTCTTTTTAATGATGACTACAAGATTGCTATTCTAGCTAACAAAGGCGACCTAGCCCGTGATATTCTTGGAAGAATCAAGTATGCATATGAATATCTTCCAATCTGGATGCAACAAGGCATTCTTGAATGGAACAAAGGTAATATTCAATTAGAAAACGGTTCTGAAATCTCTGCATATGCAACTAACGCATCTGGTGTTCGTGGTGGAACATACAACTTAGTTTTCTTGGACGAATTCGCTTTCGTTCCACAAAACATAGCATCTGAGTTCTTCACATCGACTTATCCTGTTATTTCATCAGGTAAAACGACAAAGGTTATTATTGTTTCAACACCTCACGGATTGAATCAGTTCTATAAGATGTGGACTGATGCGGTCGAGAAACGTTCTTTATATTCACCGTTTGAAGTTCACTGGTCTATGGTACCAGGACGCGATGAACAATGGCGTGAAGAAACCATACGAAACACCAGTGAAGAACAGTTCAGACAAGAGTTTGAATGTGAGTTTATCGGTTCTTCATCGACATTGATACCTGGTTCAAAACTGAAGATGTTGACATTTGGTAATCCAATTCACACCGAAGAATTTATACAAATTTATGAACAACCTAAACCTGGTCACACATATATTGCTGTTGTAGATTGTGCTGAAGGTGTTGGTTTGGACCATACAGTTTGTTCTGTTGTTGATGTGACTGAATTACCATACAAGCATGTAGCTAAGTTTAGAGACAATAAAACGTCACCATTAATATTTCCTACATACCTGTATAACCTAGCAACAAAATATAACCGAGCTTTCGTTTTGGTGGAAACCCAGAGTGTTGGACAACAAGTGGTTGATATTTTACATTATGAATTGGAATATGAAAACATTTTTCGCATCGAACACCACGAAATTAAAGGTCAGCATATTGCATCTGGCTTCAAGAAAGGTGCCGCTTATGGTGTTAAAACATCAAAGTCAGTCAAAAAAATTGGCTGCGCCAACCTCAAAACTCTAATAGAAACTGACAAATTAATAACAAACGATTTTGATACAATAGCAGAATTCAATACTTTTGTAAGAGACAAAGACACTTACAAAGCAGAAGAAGGTAATAATGATGATATTGTGATGACATTGGTGCTCTTTTCTTGGTTGACAGCACAAAGCTACTTCAAAGAAATTACAGATTCTGACGTAAGACAGAGACTTTTAGATGAAAGAAATCTGCAACTCGAAGAAGAAATGTTGCCTATTGGTGAATTAAATGATGGTTTAGAAGAAGAAAAAGAGTCGGACGGACAAGACCTTTGGACTACGGTTCGTAACCGAGGTTATCTAAACACAGTTTTATAAAATCATAAATAGATTACTAGAATTAGTTCTATATAAAAAATAATAAGGAGAACACAATATGGCTTTTCAATTGTCACCAGGAGTTAATGTCTCCGAAGTAGATTTGACGACAGTTGTTCCCTCTGTTGCGACTACTGTTGGTGGTATTGCCGGAGAATTCGCATGGGGTCCAGCTAACACAATTGTTTCTATTTCAAATGAAGTAGAATTGGCTGAAAGATTCGGCAAACCAGACGCAAATTCAGCAAATGCATTTTTCGTGGCAGCAAACTTCTTGTCGTATGGTAGCGATTTGAGGGTTGTTCGTTCCGTTGGAGCCAGTGCTAAAAACGCAGGTGTTACTGCCGGCGTTTTAGTACAAGATGAAATCGATTATCAAACAAATCAACAAACTGTTTCAAACGCAAACTTTTTCTTAGCAAAATATCCTGGAACATTAGGAAATTCTATTGGAGTTTCTTTGTGTGATGCATCTTCATACTCAACTTGGACACACAAAGACCAATTTGATTCTGCTCCAGCAACTTCCGTATATGCAACAAGCAAAGGTTCGTCAAGTGATGAAATGCATATAGTTGTTTATGATACACAAGGAAAGATTTCTGGAACCACAGGAGCAATTTTAGAAAAATTTGGATATGTTTCTAAAGCATCTGATGCTAAAAATTCTGATGGTTCAATTAACTATTATAAAGATGTATTGAACAACAAGTCAAAATATGTTTGGTTTAAAGGTCACATTTCTTTAGCAACAAATTCTGCCAGCACTTGGGGTACTGCAACGGCTAATGGAAAAATTTATGATTCACATGGAACTTCAAGTATTTTAACATTGACTGTTGTTAACGGCTCACCGAGTTCCTCTTATGCTAACGGTGATATCGTTCAAATTCAAGGTGGAACTTTATCA